CAATCTTAACTGCACCCCCCCTCGACGCTACCTCTACCCCTCCTCCTGCAAATAAACCTAAATCCCCACCTGCACCTATATCACAAGCCCCTGACTTAAACTGAACACCACCCTCCACATTCACAACTACCGCCTCCGCTGATGTATTTCCTATCTCTGAATATAACGCACCCCCCTTTGTCATAGAAATAAACGAAGGACGCTGTGTGTCTAATAACGGATTTACTTGAAGTAAAGTCGCAGACTGAAGTGATGTGTCCTCAAGCTCAGGTGCTAAAACAACCTCTGCCCCCACTACTTTTGGTCCAAGTGGAAGACCATATAAGTCTGAACCCCTACTCGTAAAAGGGTCATTACCCACTACACTCCCCAACACAAACTCCACAAGCGGTAATGAACCCACCGCTTTCTCATGGTCTAAACCATCTGTCTGTTCTGTGACAGGAAGTGTCCCATCACTTAAATGATTCACCTCTATACGATACTCCGACAACGCATTCTCTAAAGAAGACTCCCCCGATTGATTCACCCTAAGAATAGACTTCCCCCCATACATCTCCCCCGATGTCGCTAAAACCCGCCCCTCCTCATCTACTAACCCCATTTCCTCATAAAAGAAATAAGGGTTCAAATAATCCGCAATCTTCCCGCCTTCTGTCTTAAAATCCTCTGATACAGCTGAACCCCTCAGAAATATCTTGTGCGGTGTCAACAAACCAGCTTCCACCTCAGAAGGTGGTAATGCCCCCACATTAGAAATAAGACCTATATCGTCAAACTGATCCGAGGCTGCCCAATCTGTGCCGTCAGAAACTAAATCATTCGGGATACTTCTTGCGTCTCTCTGAACAAGACCTCCATATACGCGCGCTCCCGACATCGCATGAAACTGCTGAACAGACCTCATCACTATCGCTTGGTCTTGATCCCTTAATCTTATTTCATTCGCTCTTCGATTAGAGAGTAAAACTCCCTCATCTAAAACTAAGTCAGACCCCTGAGACGAAGACGCAAACACATTCCCTTCATCATAATGACGAAGTTTAAAGCGCGTTCGATTTGCTGAGTATTCAAGCTCCTGACGACTCTTCGCTGTCTCTAAAACTCCCTCATCAGGCGTAAAATCCTGTACCGTTAACCAATCATGCCCTAAATAAGGCGTTCTTGGCATCCAAGAAATAATCGCAGGGGCTTTCTTCCCCGCCTTCGCTAAGTTATTCGCAAACCAACCAACCACACAATAATCACCCACTTCAGGAATCGCCCCTAAAATATGCCGAGAACCGACAGAGGGCATTAAAAGCTCAACCCCCGTATATGTGGGTCTTCCATTCTCCCCCACAACAATCTCTATCGTACACCTCAAATCTGGCGCATATACCTGAGTCACCCTCGCTACCCCTAAAGATAACGAAGACCACCCTTCGCTCGGACCCTTTCCTTGAGCGCCACTCGTCTGTACAGCTAATCTCTTAGCTCCCTCTGATAAAGTCGGTATCGGATTCGTCATTTGTTATGTCCCCTCTACAATTTTCTTAAGCCCATTTAACGCATAATATATATCTAGCTTCTTGCTCCTCGCTAGTTTATCCAAATCAGCCCCCTGCTGTTCTGTCGCAGTTAGCGTTATCTTAACCCCCTCCACTACAACCTCCCCCTGCGCCACTAGGGTAGTGTACGCACTATTTAGCTTGTCTCGTGTCTCTGAATATCTATCAAATATGGGATTCCCACTCGCCCCGCTCCTCGATAAAATATACTCCAAAGCACCCTCACTAAACTCTGAGACTTCGTCAAACTCAGGCTCAGGTAAAATACCCTCTACCCCACTTGAGGTCTTCTGAACTCCCTTCAAGAAATCCTGATGTGACTTCCAAGCCTCCGCTCGACTCGCCATCAAGTTCTTCTCACTCTGTACAATAGAGCTATCACTCAAAATCTGACCTCCTCGTGTTGGTAGTTCACCCCTATCCCCCAAAAGTATCTGAATATCACTCAAATCTCCTCTACAATCACACGCCGCATTACCCATCGTCTCAGGTCTTATGTCTAATAAACGAACAGGCACATTTTGAACCACTTGTAAGTCGTTCTGTGTCATTAATGCGTTTGCCAAAGTCTCCAAAGATTTAGCTTTTTTGTCCGAACTCCCATCCTCGTACTTATTTCCCGTTAATCTGAAATAAGCATCCGCCAACTTATCTCCCTTCGCAGAAATAACTGCCTCCGCCGCTTTCTCGTAGGCTTTCTTTCGTTCAGAGTTACTCGTTAAATCCTTCAGGAACTCGTCTATCGCTGTCAGATTCAAAAGACGAGTCGGGTCTTGTCTCAAAAGTATATCAAAACCCACATTAGGCTGTATGTCCAAACCTCTGCCATATTGATATGAACCAAATACCTCATAGCCATTTTCATCGGAGACAGGAAGAATCACGCTCTTCCAAGTCGCCTTCGTGTCCGTATAAGTGGTGCCCGTTGTTGTGACAAACTTACTAGATAAGCGAATCCCCGTTGTGTCTAATACGAAACCTAAGAAATCGTTGTGTTTATCTAGGTTCTCTATACTAGGGTATTTCTCTAAGAGATAAGCTACGAATTTATCCGCATATGTTTGCGTAACATTCGGGTCCTCTGCGCTTAAAACAGGTACTTTATCTAAAGGTGGCTCAGTTGTTGTCGTACTGCGAAATAATAAAGCTCTGAACTTCTTATCCGTCTTATTTCCTCTTATTAACTTAACTCTCTCATCAAAAGCGGATTTTATTTCTTTACTTAGGTTTGATTTGTCATACGAGAAGGGGAAAGTACGAGATTTTTTAGAGGTTTGTTGGGCAGGTGAGGACTTCTTGAAGTTATGGTATTGGAAGGACAAATACTTTATGTCTTTTGTTGGGACATTTACGATTCCGGGAAGTCTTTGAACTCGTGTAGGGAATCCCTGTACAGACCTCACTTCATTACTAAATCTGACAAGCCCATTTTCATCGTCAACAACTTGATTAATATCGGTGGCATCTGCTGTGCTATAATCCAAGAATGTGATATTTCCATCTTGGTCGGCATCTATTTTTACAGGACCTTGTTGGTCAGGGTCGGGGTGAGAACAGCTATAATAGCGATAATAGCCCGGTTGGTTTGGATTAAAAGAAGACTTTTTACTCGCCAAGAGCTGCATGATATTGACTGTCTTATTTGCCTCTCTCGAATCTGTGGTGAGCCTTCCGCTTGACTGAATAATGTCTATTAAATCAACAATAGTCAGAGTGCCTTGACTTGTGCTTTTTAGACTTTTCCGAGCTTCGTCAAATCTTTTCTGTACCTCTTGGCTTTTCAGAGCTGCATCTTTCTTGCCCCGCTTATAGTCTTTTAGGGCGGCAGACCTCTCTGACTCAAGTGTTTGAACAGCTTTTGAAAGCGCCCCCTCTTGAGGCAGTTCACCGCTTTTGAGAGATATTATTGCGGTAGTCTCAGTACCTTCCTCATTTTGATATGTGACTGTCCAAGGTCCTTTTAAAAACTCAGGTTGGCTCCCATCAACATCGTTGCGAGTACTTAACTTTAAGACTCCTAATTCATACGCCTGCAAGATGAGCATATTTCTATAGGCTTCTCTCTCATTTTTGTTTTGAGAAGAAAGACCGGGGAGCATATCAAGCCCATATGCAAGAGTAGCGGGGTCGAGTCTCTTAGGGTCAAGCGCCATGACTACATTCGGAAAACCAATTGTCTTGCGATACCCCTCAGTATCAAGAGCCACTAAACTCTTAGGAGGAAGCGTAGGGTCAGATAAATCAACACCCTTAACTCCTTCTTTATCCGAGACTCCGGGGGGTAAGAACTTCTTTCTCCTTGCAGTCAGAGTAAGTCCTGTTGTGCAGTCTCCTCCAAAAGAGAAGCTATGCTGAACTGCTGTGACATAATAAAAGCAGTCTATATGTTCTACATAGATGGGATACCCCGGCTTCAATTCAGGTCTTAAAGGGATACTCAGATTACAGGTGTTCATGCCTACATTTTTGAGTTCAAGCTGAACAACTGCCGCGAAGAATGCCGTTCTTCCTGAGTTGTAGAAAGTCGTATCAAACTCTAAGGGTCTCCAGCCAAACTTCGCTACAAGTCTATAGTCAACATAAGTGCCTTTAGCCCCCCAAGTTCCTTCCATACCCAAACCTTGTATATTTCTGAATAGGCTTCCTTTACACACCGCATATGTATATTCAGGCTCGGCGTTCTCAAAAGAAATATCTATAACATCTTCTCTCTTAATCGTGTGTACACGACTAGCGCGCGTATCCAAGTTATAGAAGGGGGGTTTGAAAACCAAGTCTCCATCAACGTCTTGGAAAAACTCAAAACCGACTGCTTCAGCCACTTGGTCTGCGATACCTTGTTTGGACTCGTATTGACTATCAAATAAGTCAAACTGACCAATCGCCCCAATATCAGGTACGAACGCTAATAGTTCTGAAGCTAGAAGCCCCACTCCCCCACTTGTAGATTTGTCGTCAATTTCAGATAAGAAGTTCAAGTCGGGGTGTCTTAAAACCCTTTGAACATCGTCTTGTTCTGAAAGACCTACTATTTCTGCACCTTGTAATACATTTGTAGGTGTCTGCTTTTTCTTCGCTGTCTGAGTGCCTTTAACGACAGATTTGACTTGCCCCCTTAAGCCTTTTCCTTTTGCGGGGTCTCCTAAGAAAGCGGTCTGAAGTTGAGTATATGCCTTCCCTGAAGCTCCATACATTCTGAGTCCATAAAGACCCTGTGCAAATCGAGTCTCCCAATAACGAGTCGTCAAAGAGAATAGGCTCTCTTTCGTTTCGGTTTTGCTATTCAAGTTACCCGATTGTGAGAATGTCCAAGAAACACCATCCGCCGACCCTCCGCTGTCTCTATACAAGTCATAAATCACCTGATGGGGTGTATATCCAGAATAGACATGGCCATCAAACCGAGTCGAACCTCGGCTTCCTGAAGGAGCGGCTGCCATCGCAGCTGCATTGACAGTCACTTTTTGATTCGCCCAAAAGTGAAGTAATGAGTTACACGAAAGACTCGCTGAATAAAAACCCCCACTCATTGAGAATGATACGCTCGTGGTTACTCCATGAAATACAGGATAATAAGGTCGTGCCTTGACCTTATTTAAGTCAAAATAGGCTTCATTTATCTGAATAGGTTCTGTCTCTTCAGGAGATAAACCATCAATCTCAAAGAAACCTCGATAATACACATTCACCTCCACTCCGGGAGTGAATATGAACTCACCATCTCTAAAAATAGAGTCGCCATAATGAGCTGGGATAGACATCTCTATTGAAGCAGTCAAATCCCCTGACGAAGTACCTGCGCTTACTCCAACTGAGGTAATAAACGCTTGAAAGTCTATCTTGTTCTTACACTCATTACACCCTGCAATCTTCGTATCCCCATTAAATAAAACAATCGCATCGGGCGTCCAACTGATGACCTTCCTGTGCTTATTCAGAATATCTTGTGACCAACTCCCTGATGACGGGCGTTCATCTAAGACTGACATTAAGCACCTCCATTATTGATGTTCATATTCTTCAAAGCAGTCACCTCTGAACTCTTCAGCTTATCTACGAACCTATGTTGATACACCGTAAAAGACATATCAAAAGAAATACCGCCATGTGGCTTATCCGCTTCCTCTGAGAAAGACATACTCTCAATCCTCCCTTCCCAAACCTGACCATC